TATTCAGGTATGTTTGTATTACAAGAAGATACAACACCACCTACACCAAAAGTTGCAAGTGCTGGTTCTTATATAGAATTACTTACAGAAAACTCATCCGTTTCAAAACACCAAGATGTTAATATATCAGGTGTTGCAGACGGTAATATATTAGTATGGAATAGTACACAGGCAAGATTTAACGCTGGTGATACAGCATTAGGTTTAGCACAAACTTGGAGAATAACAACATCAACTACCTCAACTGGTAACTCATCTTATGCTGACGCTACTGCTTGGGAACACGCTGATGACGCATTATACAGTAGTAAAGGTACTTTGTTAACGCAAAGTTCAGGAATATTTACACTACCTTCAACCGGTCTATACCTAGTCACAGTTAATTTTCAATGGACTGGTGCAAATGGCGATTTCGTAAGAGTTGCTTTTTCTGCTACAGATAATAATAGTACATATACACAATTTGCAGTATCCGAGGATAGTGTAAGTGCAGGTGGATATGGAAATAACAATTTAACATATATTTTCAATTGTCAAGACACGGCAAATGAGAAATTTAAATTAGAACATAGTGGTTCAGGTAGTTCGCAGTTTTCAGGTAATACGACTATGAACAGGTCTCACTTTACTATTTTAAAAATCGGTTAGAAAACTTGTATAAATATTGATAAGGAAGAAATAAAAAACTATGCCAGCAATTATTACGAACAAATTTAGAATTCACAATAGTGAGCAATTTCACGAAAGCTTCACAGAAGCTGCAGGAAACACTTACTATCTAGGTATTGGTAGACCTCATCCGTTTACTACGACTACTAGACCTGACGGAAGAACAGAGAATTTAGGTACTGATACAGCACCTATTACTCCTGTTGACGCAATTGCTGAAGAAGCATACATCTATGATGAATTGTTAGCGGCTAAGAAAATTGGCGCTTCAGATATATCATTCGTTGTTCCTAGAAGAAACTGGACAACAGGTACTACATATGATGTTTACAGACATGACTATGGTAGAAGAGAAACTGGTGGTACTAGTTTAATCACATCAAATTCAGGTGCGACTACTTTGTATGACGCAACTTTCTATGTTAAGACTTCAGCGAATAGAGTTTATAAATGTTTAGACAATAATGGAAATGCTGCTTCTACGGAAGAACCAACAACAACATCAACAGCAACTCAATCTACAAGTGATGGTTACAAGTGGAAATTAATGTACACTTTAACTGCTTCGCAACAATCTAACTTTTTATCAACTGACTTTATGGCAGTTGAAACGGATTCAACTGTAAATGGTGACGCCGTTGACGGTAAGATTGATATTTGTTTAGTTAAGGCTGCAGGTACAGGTGGTACAGCAGGTACACACACAAATATTCCTATAAGAGGAGATGGTTCAAACGGAAAAGTTTCTGTTACCATTTCAGCTGGTACAATTACAGACATTTCGGTAACTACAGCAGGAACAGATTACACAATTGGTTACATTACAGTTGCAGATATTAATGCTGCTGGCGGTGGTTCATTAATCAACGCAGAGATTGATGTAATTATAGGACCAAAAGGCGGACACGGATTTAACGCAGTAGAAGAATTAGGTGGATTCTTTGTTATGTTAAACCAATCACTAGACGGAACAGAATTAGCAAACTCTGGTGACTATACTGCCGAAAACGATTTTAGAAAAATTGTACTATTCAGAGACCCCACATCAGCGGGTTCAGCTGCAACAGCAACTACAATGAGAGCAACAACAGCTGTTCATTTTGCAAGTTCACCTACACCAGGTACATTTGTTGCAGACGAAAATATTACTCAAACTGGCACAGGCGCAACAGGTAAAGTAGTAGAATGGGATAGTGCAAACAGAATTTTATACTTCATTCAAACAAGATTTGCGAGTGAAGGTGCAGACGCAAACGGAGACAACACATCATTTTCGGGAGCAGGAGTAATCACAGGTTCAACTTCAACTGCTACTGGTACACCATCAACAAGTACAACTGGAACAATTAATCAAGTATCAATCACAAGTGGGTATTCTGCTAGTGAATTTGACCACGATAGTGGTGATGTTATGTATGTTGAGAACAGAGCGCCTATCGTTAGGGCGGCTGACCAGACAGAAAACATTAAGTTGATTATAGAATTTTAGGGGAGTTAAATGCCAAGTCCAACTGACTTTAACCTCACGCCTTACTTTGACGACTTTAATGAGGATAAGAAATTTCACCGAATCCTTTTTAGACCAGCGTATGCAGTTCAGGCTAGAGAGTTAACACAATCACAAACTATTCAACAAAACCAAGTTGAAAGTCTATCAGACCACTTTTTCAAAAAAGGTGCAATGGTTATACCTGGCGAAATCTCTTATGATTTAAATTACTTTTCAGTCAAGGTAGAGAATTTAACAGGCACATCAATTCTTGCAAATTTTCAAAATGTAAAATTAACTGGTGGTGCTTCAGGTATTGAAGCTGAAGTTATTAATACACAAGTTGCTGAAGGTTCAGACGCCGATACAATATTTGTTAAATACTTAAAATCAGGTACAGATAACACTACTCAATCGTTTAATGATAATGAAACATTATCAGGCACGGCTACAATTGATGGTGTTTCAACTTCCGTTTCATTAACAGTATCATCTACACACACAGGTTCAGCTGCTTTCATAGCAGAGGGTACTTACTATATTAATGGTTTCCATGTTCAAGTAAATGCACAGACTTTACTATTAGACAAGTACACAAACACACCATCATTTAGAGTTGGTTTACAAGTCACAGAAAGTTTTGTACAAAGTACAGATGACGCAAGTTTATTAGATAACGCACAAGGTAGTTCAAATGTTAATGCTCCTGGTGCAGACAGATTTAAAATAGATTTAACATTAACAAAGAAAACATTATCATCTACGGAAGATAACAACTTTGTAGAATTGTTGAGACTATCAAATGGCGTTTTACGAAACCTTGTTAGAACAACTGAATATTCAGTATTAGAAGATACACTTGCTCGTAGAACATTTGACGAAAGTGGGGACTATGTTGTAAGAAATTTTGATTTAGATATCAGAGAACATATTATTGATGGCGATAACAGAGGTGTATTTACACTTGCTCAAGGTGGTAGTGAAGCAAAAATGGCCGCTGGTTTATCTCCAGGAAAAGCATACATTCAAGGTTACGAAGTAGATACAATTGGTACACAATTTATTGATGTAGAAAAAGCAAGAGAATTCTCAACACAAAATAACTTTAAGACAAGATTTAATGTTGCAAACTTTGTTTATGTTAATAAAGTTTACGGCGCTCCTGATATAGGTTTCGTTTCTGGTTCAACAGAGGCATTTAAACCTGTACAATTATTTAATGTTGCCAATGCAGTTAGAGGAACATTACCTTCAACTGACGGTGCAATCGTACCACAAGTAGGACAATCTAAATCAAGAGGTTTCGAATATCACGCAGGTACAACAGCAGCAAATATATTTTCAAGTGCTTCTAAAACAAGTGGCGTTTACAAACACTATCTATTTGATACTGAAATGTTTACACATATTCATTATGCTGGTAATGCTTCATTTACAAACGGTGAAGTGGTAACTGGTGGTACATCAGCTGCAACAGCGATTGTACAAAGTGCTTCAACAAATTATAATTCTTTAGCAGTAGCAGCTATAACAACTGGTGCAACTCCTCAAGTTCAGTTTGCTTCGGCACCTAAACTAGAAGAGGGTCAACAAGTTTCTTTTGATAGCCCTAGTTTTAATATTGCTAGTGTAGCAGTTACCTCAACAGATGTATTTACTGTAAGACAAATTTCAGGTAACAATTTTGAATTATTTAATGCTGATGGTACAACAAGACCAAATGTGACATCATTCACAAGTTGTGGTAATGTACAACACGGTGTATTAGTTGTATCAAATGTAAAAGGTACTTTTAATCCAGCAGAAACAATTACTGGTGCTCAATCAAGTTCAACAAGAACAATACAATCTGACATAGTTGGTTACAAAGCAATACAATCATTTAACTTTGGTGAAACTAAATCTTTAGGTCAACCAGGTTCTCCAACTTATACAGCAGATACAGATAATTCAGATTTATATGGTGAAGTATTAACACTAACAGGTAATATTTCAATCACAGCAGCTTCAGACGCTGTAATAGGTTCTGGTACTAAATTTACAACAGAGTTGAAAGTTGGCGATATCATTGAAATGATAGACGCAGGTGCTAATACTATTCAAAGAGAAATAGAAGAAATTATTAGTGACACAAGTATTACTCTAACAGCTGTTATAGGTTCAGACGCAGTAGCGGCTTCTATACCAGTAAGAAAAAGAAGTAAATTACAAGAACCACAAAAAAATATTTCTTTATTTAAATTACCATACGAAAAAATTAAAACATTAAAGACTACTGCTAATGGTGGTTTAACAGATACAAACTTTAAAATAAGAAGACAGTTTGTTGCTACACTATCATCCGGTACTGCTACAATTACTGCTGGTACTAACGAGACATTTGCTATCTTATCAGAAAACGATTATACGATTTCTGTTATTAGTGCTGGTTCTTCTTCTACTGCTGTTGTAGGTAATGTATTAAGTAATACAGGAACAAACCACGCAGGTGGCGACATATTCACACTTGGCGGTTCTCCTACAGGTAAGACATTAGAATTAGATTACGGTACTGATTATGCAAATGCACAAATTAAAATTATTGCAACAGTAGACCGGTCTTCAGCAGGTTCTAAAACTAAATCAACTAACTCAAACGAAATTCAAGCAGTATCAAATCAAGTAGAAATTGAGAATGGTATTATTAATATGGGTAAGGCAGATGTTAAAACTTTAAATACAGTTTTCATGGCACCAGACTTTAGTACAGCTGCTACAACATCTCATGTAGATATTACAGATAGATTTATTTTAGATAATGGTCAAAGAGATAACTATTATGACATTGGTAGATTAAAATTAAAAACAGGTGCATTAGTACCAACTGGTAGATTAAGAATAGACTTTGATTATTTCTCACACGGCGCTGGTGATTACTTTGATATTGATAGTTATACTTCATCAGGTATTGACTACGAAGATGTATTATCTTATACGAGTGATACAAACGGTGACACTTATGATTTAAGAGATTGTTTAGACTTTAGACCTAGAGTAGATGACGCAAGTACAATTGATAGTGGTTCAGTTGACCGTTCTTTTGACGGCACAGGCGCTTCAATAGTAGATGTTGTTAAATTTAATTCAGATGTAACCTCTGACTTTGAATATTACTTACCTAGAATTGATAAAATATTTGTAGATAAAGAGGGTGCATTTAAAGTATCAAAAGGTTCAAGTGCATTAGTGCCACAAGTTCCTATGAATTTGGCGGGTGCATTACACTTGTACACAATAGAAATACCTGCTTACACATTATCTACCGAAGATGTATCAGTTAAGAAAATTGATAATAGAAGATTTACTATGAGAGATATTGGTAAATTGGAAGATAGAATTCAAAACCTAGAATACTATACTCAATTATCATTATTAGAAACTCAAGCACAATCTTTACAAATACAAGACGCAAGTGGTTTTGACAGATTTAAAAACGGATTTATTGTAGATAACTTTACAGGTCACAATATTGGTGATGTAGGTAATGAGGGTTATAAATGTTCAGTTGACATGGCAAGAGGTGAATTAAGACCTATGTTTACAGAGGACATTATCGAATTACAAGAAGCTGATGATGATGGTTCTGATATAGTAGCAACTGATAGAACAGACGGCAACTATGCAAAAACAGGTGACCTTATTTCGTTACCATTTACAGAGGTAACAATTGTTGACCAACCTTTCGCAAGTAAAACATTAAATGTTAACCCATTCGATATTAGAAGCTTTGTTGGCACAATAGAATTAAATCCACCGACAGATGAGTGGAAAGAAACAGAAAGAGCCCCAGAATTAATTATCAATAATGTTGGTGGTTTCGATACACTAGCTTCAAACTTAGGCAATGCAGCTTTAGGTGGATTCGAGATTGGTACAATTTGGAATGAATGGCAAGACCAATGGACAGGTAATCCTGTTGACATTGCTTCGAGAGATACTTCAGGTCATAGAAGAGCAGGTAGAAGACTATTTGTTAATACTGAAATTACATCTACTCAACAAGCTAATCAAACTAGAACAGGTATCAGACAAACAATCGTACCTCAAACTGTAAGAAACTCAATTGGTGACAGAATTATATCAGTTGCATTTGTACCGTTTATTAGAAGTCGAGTAGTATCATTTACTGCTACAAGAATGAAACCTAATACAAGAGTATATGGATTCTTTGACAATGTTGATGTCGCTTCATACATTACACCATCTGGTGGTGCATTAGGTGGTAATTTAACAACAGACGCTAATGGTGCATGTACAGGTACTTTCTCAATTCCTGACCCTAAAGTAAATGCTAATCCTAGATGGAGAGCAGGTACAAGAGTATTCAGATTATCAAGTTCAGCAACAAATAGAAAAACAGACGATATTCAAACGGCTGCTGAAGCAGATTATGTAGCAAGAGGTTTATTAGAAACAGTACAAAATACAATTATCTCTACAAGAGAACCACAAATTGTTAGAAATGCTGTAAATGAAGATAGAAGTATTACAAGAACAACAACAAGAGACGCAACTAGAACGATTGGTTGGGTTGACCCATTAGCACAAACTTTCTTGATTGATGAACCAGGCGGTGTACAATTATCTAGTATTGATGTTTTCTTTTCTACTAAAGATGATAATATTCCGGTAACTTTACAAATTAGAGAAGTTATCAATGGTTATCCTGGAAATAAAATTCTACCATTTTCTGAATTGTCATTAAATCCAAATCAAGTAAGTATAAGTGAAGATGGTGCAACAGCAACAAACTTTAAGTTTCCTTCTCCTGTGTTTATACAAGAGAATGTTGAGTATTGTATGGTACTATTAGCTAACTCACAAGACTACAATGTTTATGCAAGTAGATTAGGTGAAACTCAATTAGGTTCTAATAGAACAATATCACAACAGCCATATGCTGGTGTTTTATTTAAATCACAAAACGGTTCTACTTGGACTGCTGACCAACAAGAAGATTTAAAATTCAAAATTAATAGAGCAGAGTATTCTCTTAATCCAGGTACGGTTACTTTTGTAAACGAAGATGTACCAACTAGATTATTAGGTGCTAATTCATTAAGAACAACAATTACATCAAATGTAATTAGAGTGTTCCATAGAAATCACGGTATGCATGGTTTAGATAATAATGTCACAATATCAGGCATTCCTTCAGGTACATACAATGGTATTCCTCACACAGAATTAAATACCACATTTACAAGTATATCAAATATCACATTAGATAGTTATGATATTACTGTGGTTACAAATGCTTCAGCGAGTGGTGATATTGGTGGTACAGAAATAAGAGCAACAGAAAATAAAATATTAGATATATTAAACTTAAATGTACAGACTATGGAATTACCAGGTACAGAAATTGATACAACTATTAGAACAACTAGTGGTCGTTCAGTTCACGGTGCAGAAACAGAATTTAGTTTGACTGCTATAGGTAATAAACAATCAGTTGTACCTAACGATAACATTTACTTTACAACACCTCAAATGGTTGCAAGTCCAATCAATGAGGCTAATGAGATGACAGGTAGTAAATCTCTATTTGTACAGTTTACTTTACAAACTACAAATAGTAAATTATCTCCTGTAATTGATTTACAAAGATGTTCAGCGATTGCAGTACAGAATAGAATTAATACACCAACAGTTTCAAACACACCTGACTTTGTTGCAGAAACAACAAGCACAGGTGCCTCTAGTTCGGCTGCGTATATAACTAGACCGATAACATTAGAAAATGCTTCAACAGCATTAGATATTAGATTATCTGCTAATGTTCGTTCAAGTTCAGAATTAGAGGTTTTTTATAGAGTGATATCTTCAGCAGATACTAGAGATATCAGAGATTTGAGTTTTGTACCTTTTAATGGTGACGGTAAAGAAGATTTATCCGTGACACCTGCTGAAGATGATACATCTTTCAAAGAGTACAAATATTCAGATAGTAGTATAAACGACTTTACAACTTTCCAAATCAAGATTGTGATGAAAGGTAGTATTTCATCATATCCACCTAAGGTGAAAGATTTAAGAGGAATAGCATTGGCACTATAATATGAGTATTAGATTTTTAAAAGTCGAAGGACACGGCGATTTAATCAGAGATACAGGTTCGAATGGTATCATAAATACCAACAGGAGTGAATACGAGATTTACATGAAAAGAACAAAGGCGAGACTAACTCAACATGATAAAATGCAAGATGTATGTAGAGAAGTAAACGACCTTAAAAAAGAATTGAGAGAAATAAAAGGTTTATTAATGAATATAGGTAAAAACAATGGCAATTAGAAGCATAGCACAAACAGATACTTTAGAAAAGTTTAGAACAGAATTTAACCAAATGACTGCTAATGATTTTGGTGATATTGCTACGCTTGACGCCGGTCTATCTGCTACAACCGTTATCGGTGCAGTAAACGAATTATCAGCTGCTGTATCATCTGGACAGGCATTTTTGATTGAAGACGCAAGTTCAACAGTTCAACAGGTTGCTTCTGGTCAAACATTAAAATTTAGAGGCACATCAAATCAATTAAATGCAGTTGTAAGTGTTCCAGATACAATGACTATCTCACTTGCAAATGATGTCACTATACCAAATGATTTACAAGTCACAACAGATTTAAATGTTGCTGGTATTTCTACTCTTCAAGGTAATATTGTAGCAAGTTCTACTATGACAATATCAAGTGGTTCAATTGTTGATACCACAGGTCAAGTATCTTTCGGAGATGAAAACATAATTACAACAGGTAATATGTCGGCCGCTACTTTAAATGGTTCAAGTCTTGTTTCAAGTGGTTCAATTTCAGGTACAACTATTACAGCTTCGGGTGCTTTAGAGGGAACAAGTTTAGAATTAACAAGTGGCGGAATTGTTTTTGAAGGTTCTACACCTGATGGTTTCGAAACTACTTTAACACCTACTGACCCTACAGCAGACCACACACTTACATTACCTAATATCACAGGTACTTTAATTACATCTGGTGATACAGGTACAGTTACCTCAACTATGATTGAAAATGCAACTATTCAAAATGAAGATATTGCAAACTCAACAATCAGAGCTGCAAAAGTAAACTTTGCTACTGACACATTAGTTGTAGATACCTTACAGGCAAATGCTATTACTGGTACTGCTTCGATTGCACAGTTAGTTTCATTAACTGCCAACAATTCGACAGACGAATCCGTTTTCTTAACATTTGCTGATGGTGCTACTGGTAACCAAGGTCTTGAAACAGACACGGATTTATTTTATAATCCTAGTACGAATATTTTAAATACAACTGCTACAGCGGCTAGATATGCTGACTTGGCAGAGATGTATGTTACCGACAAACCTTATGGAATCGGTACAATTGTTATGTTTGGTGGTGAAAAAGAAATTACCCTTGCAGACTTAAAAACGAGAAAAGTCGCAGGAGTTGTATCGGATAAGCCTGCTTTTTTAATGAATAAAAATTGTCAAAATGGACTTGCCATTGCCCTACAAGGTAGAGTAAAATGTAAAGTAATGGGTACTATACAAAAAGGCGACATGATAGTTGTAAGTGAAGAAGGCGGCGTAGGTACAGCAGACAGTAATCCTCAAATGGGTATGGTTGTTGGTAAAGCATTACAAGATTACAATTCAAATACCGAGGGACTAATCGAAGTAGTTGTTGGCCGCCTGTAATAAATACAGGTGATATGATTAAATTATTAGAATGTGAAGTTGAAGATTATTCTCGTTATGAAAACAATCAATTAATTTTCCTTAAAGACAGAAAAGACTTTAGAGTAAAAGATGAAATGTCTTTTGCCTCATGGTTACAACAATGGCGAAACCAAGATAGTATCAAGGTTGAAGGCCTAGAAGATAATGCTTCTATTGTAGCTAACTTTCCATTTTTAAACATCAACAGTATTCATCTTTTTGCAAACTTAAAAGGTGAGTTTAGTTTTCCTAAACATAGTGATGATGTAAATGTATATCTACATATCGTACAAGGTAGTAAAAAAATCTATCAATGGGTTGATGATATGAAATACGAAACTTTTATACAAGTCGGGCAATCACATGTTATTAACAGCGGTGTTGAACATGAGGTTGATAGTGAAAAAAATACATGGGCGTTGAGCGTTGGGTTTAATAGATGAATTGGATGTTTTATGTAAAGACAACTGAAACATGTCAGTTGAATTGTAAACATTGTTTTACAAATGGTATTAATGGTGCAAAGATATATTTTAATCCAGAGAAGACCATAGATTGGTTTAAAAGATTTAGAGAATATCATGGCGAAAATCATCAAGCACATTTTGAGTTTCATGGTGGTGAACCTTTCTTAGCACCAGTTTCGCATATGACGAAAGTATATGAAGAATGTAAAGATTTGTGGAAACATTCATCATTCGGTATCACATCAAATTTAGTATTTAAACTTAAACAAGAACATTACGATTTTATTTCTGGTCCCCTTAATAATAGAATGGGAACGAGTTGGGATCCTAAAATACGGTTTGCAAATGACAAACAATATATTTTATGGGAAAATAATGTAAGAGATTTAATAGAAAGAGGTACTATAATAAAACTATTTGTATCAGTAACCAAAGATACAATCAATATAGAACCTATTGAGTTATTAAAGTGGATAAAAAATCTAGGTATTCAAGAGGTATCATTTGAGAGATTAACAGGTAATGGTAATGCAAATTTACATCCTGAAATCTTTCCAAGTAATATAGAACAGGATTTATGGTTTCTTAAAATGCACCATCAATCTAAAGAATATAATACTAGAGACTGGTTTGAAAATGAATTCCTAGAAGTAATATATGACAAGTTTGAAACAGGTTTTTTAAAGGGTGGTACATTTTGTAGAGATTGTGAACAAAAAATATTTACAATTAATGCAGATGGAACATTAAGTGGTTGTCCTAATGCAGCTCCAGAGTTTCAGTTTGGTAATATAATACAAGATATAAAATCTCTTATAAATAGTCCACAAAGAATAGAGAATATTGCTTGTGAGAGGGCACGAAATCCAATATGTTTCGAGTGTCCTGTATTTGAATTTTGTGGTGGTGATTGTCACCAACTATCATGGCAAGGCGATATTTGTGGTGCTCCAAAGAGCTTAATGAAGGAATTAAAGGCAGAAAAATATGGCAATATCGAATCCAGTTAGTACACAAGGTATAGTTGACAGGTTTGAAGACTTGGTCACAGATGTTGTTAATGCAGGTATAGTTTGGGGTGTAAATAACTTACCTTTTACTGAAATGCCTACTTCTAACTATGCGTTGGAATCAACTATTCTAGGTCAACAAAATTTAACCTTTGCAGGTACAACTACAACAACTGTACCATCTGGTGCTAATACAATTCACATAATCGCTGCTGTTGGTGGTGGTTCTGGTGGAGTTATGGGTGCCGAGTATGACAGAGGTGGCGGAGAAAGTGCAGGCGCTGGCGGTGGTTCAGGTGGTTATATTTCTGATAAAGCTTTCAATGTATCTGCCGGAGAAACAATGACATTTGTTGTAGGTTCTGCTGGTACTGCTGGTTCAGGTAGCGGATATAATACAACTGCTGGAAACGGTGGTTCAACTACAGCTTCAGGTTCATCAACAGGTGCTTTGTTTACATTAACAGGTGGTGTTGGTGGTTCAGGTACAGGAGGAGCAGTTTCAGGTCCTCTTCGAACAAACACAGCAAGTTCAGGTGGAACAGCAACGATTTCAGGAACACCATTAACAAGTGGTACATTTGTTGATACAACAGGTGCTTCAAGTAGTATTGTAAGTTCGTTTGTAAACGGACCTACTTCAACATTTAATGACCATGGTTCAGGTAGTGCAGGTGTAAATCCAGGAAATTGTGGTAGTGATAACTGTACAATAACTGGTGGCGCAGGTGCTAGTTCATATGGTTCGGCCGTGAGTGGTGGAATAGGTGGCGTAGCAAGTTCATCTTCAGGTGGAGATGGTACAAGAGGTTCTGGAGGCGGTGGCGGAGGTGCTCAACACACTACTGCTGGTGGAATAGGCGGAGCAGGAGAAATAAGATACAGATTTTTATTTGTATCATAAATAGTATAAAGGTAAATTTATGGCAGTCACAATAGGAATAACAGGTGTAGATATAGCTGAGAGTGGTGATATAATTGAAGCTGATGATATTAGAACAGTTTTAGAAACCGAGACAGCACTATACACAAATGTTAGAAAACAAAATGCAGTTTTAAATGTCACAGGTGGTGGCGGAAATACAGGTTCAAGACCAACTGCCGGTGTTGTATTTAATTCAACAGAAATTGCACACTTACGAACAAGTGTAAGGCAAACATTGTCAGCTATTTCAGGTGCAGGTGTCACAACAGGTGATATAGTTAATGATGGTAATTTAGAAACATATTTTGGCAGAATTGCCACAGAATATAGTAGTCAGGCAAATAATGTGGTCACAGATACAATTGATGTATGCCACGCAAGTTGTCACTCATCTTGTCATGGAAGTAGAGGTAGAAGATAATGATTATTGAAACTAAAGCGCCAATAGCAATTGACGATTTAAAGAAACATTTTACAGACGAGAATGTAGAATTTTTAATTGATTATGATAAGTCAGATTTAAAAGGTGAAAAACTATTAACTTATTTAAGTAATTTAGATTTACCTTGTGATTTAAAGAATATGGACATGTCATTATTAAAAGACTATTTTCATTCTACATCTTTATTATGTTGCAAAGAATTAGAAGAACAGGCTATTGATGTATTGTTGCAGTTTAAGACAATTGATGACTTTGGTCCAGAGGTACAAAAGTTTATTAGTGAAAATTTAGATATTGTTAAAACATGGACAAGTAAACTAGACAGTTTATCATTATACAATATGCATACAATAAATGAACCAAAGTTCAAAGAATATGCAGAGGGTTTTACACATGATGATACAGACGAATTAGAGGGTGTTAATTTTATTAGTGTATTAAAGAATACTAGATTTTTCGAGTTTTACAAACATGTTAAGAAAGATGACTTGAAATTCTATACTAAATACTTTAATGAATATATGTTTAGAGGAAAGAATATGTATTCATATTGGGCAAATGCAAACAACCCAATGTTTTTATTAACAAGAGAAACGGTTGCCGGCAGACATAAAGATTATATGACTGCTAGAAATAACGAATTAGGAAAGTAAATGTTTTATCTATTTAAAAAGGTATATCTAGCTAGTGATAGTATCATTGATACATTTAGAGATAGAGTAGTAATCTCTAGTACAAATGGTGTCAAAGCAAGTCAACATATCGACATGTTTCCAGGTGCTCTTATGGCATGTGGTTCTAGTATCGTAGATGTTATAGGTCCAGGTAAAAATTTCTCAAACTGGTATAACTTTTTTAAACAGTTGAACGATAAGACTACTGCTACAGGCAAACAAGTTGTTGTATATTGTGACAACGAAAGTTTAGTTTCAGTATGGATTGCTTACATGAAATATGTATTGGCAAATCCAGATAAAGATACTTGTAAAGCATTATTAGAAAGTCATGTATATAGATATGAAGTTTTTGCAAAAGGTAGATATTCAAGAAATACTACAAATACAAATATTGCATTTACAATCGAACAAGATAACTTTGATGATGAGTGGGCGGCCATTTCGGCACCTATTGAAGAAGATAGAGCGAATTGGTTAGTAATTAATAAAGACCATTTACCAGTTGAATATCTATTAGCAACATATCTAAAAGATGGTACTTATAAAGATGAATTAAAAGGCCAACTTAAAAAACTATACAAGAAAGATTTAGAAAAGTTCTTGTTAGAATTAAAAGAAATATTCTATACACATTTAACAACTTCAAGTTTACCAGCAAGTTTAAGTCTAGCAAAAACATATACATTTGAGAATGCTAGAGAAATAGAAGATGATACAACGACATACGGTGAGTTATTTAATAATCGTAGATATTGGATGTATCCATATATGAATTATGCTTCATCTGGTAAAAACATTAACTTTGATAATATTACTTCAACAGATATAACAAACTTAAAAGCTTTCGCAGACAAAGCTGAGGACGCATTTGCTGAATTTACTTCACTATCAGAAAGTGATAAATTAGATAAAATAGCAATTGCCAACGGAGAATTTACAGACGCTTTACTGACTACACTTATAGATGATGAAGCTGCATATGCTAATCAATCAGGTTCTTTTTCTTCAATAGATTTAGAAACTGTAAATCATTATTTTGTAGGTGCTATATTGTCTAATAAGTCAGACAATGCATTTTTGGGTAAATACTCTATAACATAATGAGGAAATATTTGTGTCATTTTATGATGTCATTGACAACAAGGTTGTTGATTATTGCGAGATAGTAACCTGTCTCTTTGAACATTGCAATTTAAATTGTATTTTTTGCCCACAAGACCATAACAGTATTGTTGGTAGTTCAAGAAAAGAAATACTAGACAAAGCTCAAACAATATCACACTACATTAATAATAATACCAGGTCGACAGATTTTTCTGTTCATATCATGGGTGGTGAATTGTTTTCCGATTATTGGTTGCAACAAAATTATATACCAATATACACCAAGTTTATTAAGTTAATACGAAATAAAGTTAAGCCAGAAAAAAATGTTATTTTTAACTTTGTCAGTAATCTAGTATTTGAAAATCACCATTTAGTCAGAGAATTTTTAGACGCAAACGATTTAAAGATATCTATATCTTACGACCCACACGGCCGTTTCAATTCATATAATAGTACACTATTCAAACAAAATGTCGAAAGATTTAAAGACAGAATTAGAATGGTATCATGTGTACAAACATATCAAAACATCAAAGCAATAAAACATGGTGATGAATACTTTGATTACCTTTACAGTTTATTTCCAGTAGATTGGGACCATTTATTACCTAGTACAGGTAAAAAATCAGACTTGGCGATTATGCCAAGAGAGAGTGAAGTTTTAGCCTTTTATAAAATATTAATTGACAAGTATCCCAAGTGTAGAAATATAGAACATTTTACAAATGGTAAGTCAGAAAATAAAATGACATGTACGAGAGGTAACAGTCTAACAATTATGCCAGACGGTACGATACCTACAGGTTGTTCAGGTTCAGTTTTATTAAAAGAATACAACACCGAAGATTTGGGTGGTACAAAGATAATGGAGAATTGGGTAAACAAATATAATTGTTTTGAATGTGATTATTTCAAAAGATGTCCAATGTCTTGTTTCATCAAATCAGATTTTAAACATTTAGAAGACGATTTACCTGATTGCGCTTTCAGATTGGCATTCAAATATAGTGATGAAAAAATTAAACATAGCCTTCGTTAATCCACCACACGCTGATTGGTCATTAGCTAATAATATGACCTATCTGATGGTACAAAGCCATTATAACCTAGTTGGTAGGTATAAGGCAAGCGTGAATTGGATAGAAGCGCCATTTAAATTTAACAAATATACAACGATTGAGGAATTATATGAAGACATTAGTAAAACAAATAAACCAGATATTGTTATGTTTAGTTCTTATAGCTGGAATTTTCCTATTATTGACAGCCTTGCTGAATATTGCAAACAACAAAATCCCAAAACAATCACAGTTGTTGGCGGACCCCACATTGGCCTTTATGAAAATGAATTATTAGAAGAAAGAAAAAGAATATACGATTTTATTTGTCAACCTACAAAACCTGGCGAACCATACATGGAAGATTTAATCAATAGTTGGTTTGAAAATGATGGTAAACCTGTTGTAGAAGATATTAGTTGGGAGATGAGAAGTCTAAAGGCAACAAAACATAATATTAATACAGACGCTTCTATTTACGAAGAACACCATGAGTACCTCAAAAAAACTTTAGATTACGCTAAAGCAAATAAAATGGAACCCTTTATGATATTAGAAACGACCAGAGGTTGTCCTTACAAATGTGTATATTGTGAATGGGGTGGTGGCACAGATACAAAGATTATTAAGAAAGATATTGAGTTAGTCAAAAGAGATATAGACTGGATTAAAAAGGCAGGTTATAGAGACGCATACTTAACAGACGCAAACTTTGGTGCCTTTGAACAAAGAGATTTAGATATATTCGCCTATGCGTGGGGTAAGAATTTTAATTTAACAGATATTTCTACAATGAAGTCGCCAAGTTTAGAAAGGCGAAAACGATTGATAGATAAATGGTTTGAAATTGTTGGTGCAGGACCAGAAAAACATAGTAAGTCCGAGGGAGGTACCGATATGTGGGGAGATACACAGTATGTATCGGTAGTGCCAACAGTTTCAATACAATCTATTAGTGAAGAAGCTATGAAAGTATCTAAAAGAAAAGACTTATCATGTAAAGATAAATTAGAATTAAGTAGGCATATTGAAAAAAGATGTAGAGAAGAGGGGTTTCCAGTACCAGCATTAGAATTAATTTTAGCTATGCCTGGTAGTACACTTGAAGATTTTTATGATGAGGTAGAAGTAATATGGAATTTTAAAGCATGGTCTAGTTTCAGACATGATTATATGTTTTTACCAGATAGTGAATTAAGTAATCCAAAATATATTAAAGAATATGATATTGAAACAGTAGAAGTATATTCTGATATTATAGACGAAGATGGTTCTGATAATTGGAACAGTTTGTATAAAAACAAAAAGACTACATTTAGAACAATGAGGTCTTGTTATTCTTATACAGTAGAAGATATGAAAGAGATGTGGTTTATGAATAATGCAGCTAATTATTTGTTAAGAAATTTTTATGAGGGTATCAAAGAATATTGTAAACCACAAGAGATGGCCAAAGAGTGTTATAAAGTTATTAAAACACTACCAGAATTTGAACCTATTAGAGAAGAGATTGATGATATATTCAATCCTAACACACCCGCCAGGTCAATTAGAACATTGAATGGTGAATTTAGAGTAAAGGTAATTGATAGAATGTTAGAAGAAAATATGACGATAATTAAATCGGAAGTCATGTCCAAGTTGTTGAATAAATAGTAATATGATTGATGATGTAAACATAAAAGGTTATGTGAAGTTGTATGAACCAGGTATATCAGAGTTGGTAAACCTTGATGAACATACACTCTTAAACACCGAAGAAAGACAACGAGATAATGGAGAGAAAGATGTAAATCCTTTCTTACATCAAAAGTTGACAGTTGTTGGTAAATATCTACATGAGAAGTTTATCAAACCAAAATATGCTAATTCAGACTATATGTATTACAATGTATGGGACGGAGTTGATAAAGATAATCAAGGTTGGCATACAGACTTTATGGAAGGATATGATTTGTTTTTCTTATATTATTTTGACACAGCAAATGAAGATACTGGTGGTCAAATAGAGTTTAAATGGCAAGACGGTGAAGAGAAATATTATCCTCAATCAGGTGATTTATTTTTAGTATCTAACAAAAGAGGATATTGGCACAAAGCAGGCTCTACGAATATTACAAGAAGAGTTGCTAGTTTCAATTTTAAAACAAATGAGTAATTTTGTGACAGACACCGGTAGTAAGTTTTATAAAATGAATGTTGATGATTTAATGGTAAAGAAAAAGCGTTTAAGTCTTGAAAGGGATTTATGCGCCGAAATGTATAATTTAATGTTATCAAAAGCAAATGCTAGCATTAATAACGAAAGTAAATACAAATACTATTTAGATGTAGTAGAAGTAATGGAACCTTATGCTAAAGAAACTAAAGAAGAAATTAGGGAAATTAATCGTCAAATATGTAAACTGGTGGGCAGGGATACACTAAAAGGTACAGTATATAATTTAGAATGTGAGGACAGGTATGGATTATCCAAACCCGAATTATAATGATTTTTTTCTAAAGGGTTATGTACATGGTAAATGCTCATTAGATGTAAGTCATTTTGAAGACTACAAATATCCAGACGCAAACGATTCCGAAGCAGATAGTAGACCTAAAGAAGCAAGGTCAGATTTAACAACTCTACACTTGTTAATAGGCCAAGAATATATTAATAAAATTTTTGGTAGAGATTACATACTAAAAGAAAATGGTATGTGGGAGGGTGTTGATGATGGTTCTCATATCTGGCACAATGACGCAAACAAAGGTAAAGATTTCAATACCAATTTTTTGATTTATATGGACGACAACGAAGTCGGTCTTAACAGTATTGGAGTTAGAGATAAGATAGATGAACATGTTATCTTTCCTAACAAATATGATTTTATGTGGTTAAACCAATCTTCAGCATTTGAACATAAAGCCGCCCACAACGGTGGTCGAAGAAGAGTGTTGTCATTTGAGTATAAGGTATATGGACTTAATAATTAAACCAACTGAATTATGTAATTTTAAATGTTCTTTCTGTTCTAGTACAAAGATTGCTGAACACAAGAAAGATATATTATCACACGATTACATATTTAAATTCTTAAAAAGATATCCAGATACAAATACAATAATTGTAAATGGCGGTGACCCATTGATGATGGATCCTGATTACTATTGGAGAATTATAGAACATTTAAATGAAAATGATTATAAAGCAAGTATATCATTAACAACAAACTTATGGCCATTTCTAGTAAAACCTAAAAAATGGAAAGACTTGTTTAATGATGACAGAGTAGGTGTCACAACATCTTTTCAATATGGTGGTGGTAGATTAAAAGGTGATTTTTCTGAATTTACGGAAGAAGATTTTTGGAGATGTTCAGACGCTATGTTAGAACATTGTGGTTATAGACCAGATTTTATCGCAGTTATTGTTCCAGAAAATGCAGACAGAGCTATTAAGAATGTAGAATTGGCATATGAGATGTCGGCAGGATTTAAACCAGTTGATACATTTGAAAATCTATCTAAAGATAAGTTAGGTGTTGAGTGTAAATTAAACTATGCAATGGCAAGTGGTGACCAAGAGAAACCTTTTTTAAAAGGAGATATCTACAAAACATATGTTGAAATATACAACCAAGGTTTAGCGCCATGGGAGTTTAATACAAAACAAATGGCAAAGAGATTAAGAAGAGAACAAACACTTTGTCCTTTACATAGAACATGTGACGCAGGTATCAGAGCATTCAATCCTAGTGGTGATTATTATTCATGTGGTGCATTTGGTGATGACAAAGATAAACCAATTGACTTTGATAGAGAAATGAATGGTGAGTTTTTTCTACCATTATCTAAAGACTTAAATTTACACTCTATGAAACAGGCATGTTATACTTGTCCTATGTTTGAGATATGTAATGGTTGTAGAAAAACAATTAAAGATTATAAAGAACATGGTTTAGTAGAACAACATTGTCGTAAAATGAAAAAGATTGCTCCGGAGATACTTAAAATAAATCGAATAAATAGTGATGTGACACCTTATGTGGATGAAAGTATATGATTAATATTGAATTTGGAACACCTGTATTTGATACAAAGATAAGAAGTCAAGCTGCTAAAGATACAGCAGAATACATACTTATCAATTATAATAGTTCTAATAAAAAATCAAGTAATGTAAGTGGTGATAATATATTTGATGATGAGGGTTTAACTAAATTTAAAAATGATGAAGTTATACCAACATTTAAAAGATATTGTTCATACTTTAATATTGATTTAGATAAGAAAGATTATGATTTGCGAGGTTGGGTTACCGGTTATGGTACTAACTATGCAATGCCAAAACATAATCATTCAGGTTCACATTTGAGTGCTGTGTTTTATTTGTTATGTGAAGAAACAAATGGTGGAGATTTAGTCTTACATGACCCACGAACAAATGCGAATAGAGGATATAAAGATGAATTTTTAAATATGTTTCAACCTGTAAGAATGACACCTAAAACAGGACAAGTTATTATGTTTCCTAGTTTTATGTATCATAATGTGGAAACATTCAATGGTAAGATGAGGTTGGCAATGCCAGTCGATTTGATTATGTATTAATATGAAGAAGATTACAGTTTCAATCAATCCAAGTTATTTTTGTAATTTTAGATGTAAGTTTTGTTATTTAACACCTGAAGAATTAGGTGACCAAAAAAGAATAGACTTGCGAGAATTAGATAGATTACTAGATGAAATAACAATGCATAGAGAGATAGATTGGATTGATTTGTACGGCGGGGAGATTGGTGCTTTAAAGAAAAACTTTTTTTATGGTATGCGAGATGTTATTAGAAAATGGTATGGTGGGAAAATTAATATCATTTCAAACTTTAGTATGCTACATAAGGGGTTTTTTGAGAAAGACTTTTACCTATCGGTAAGTTATGACTTTGAAGCAAGGGAGATGTCTGATAGAGTATATCAGAATATGCTACAAAGTAAAGTGCCAATCGCCGTATTAATTCTTGCTAGTCAAGATGTGATTGATAAAGATGTTAATGAGATGATTACTATGATGAATGCTTGTAGTAGTATAGAGAGTGTTGAGATAAAACCATATTCTACAAATCAAGCTAATCAACAAAATGTGACACATAAAGATTTTGAAGAGTTTGTTAAAAAGTGGATAGATAGTGATGTTCCTAAAAGATTTGATTTTATCAATGAAGGCAGAATAGTAGATAGTTTGAATGGTGATTATAATGCCTTTTCAAATGACCACATTTACATAACACCAAATGGTAAGTTTGGTGTGTTAGAGTTTGATAAAGATGATAATGAATATTTTAAAGAGTTAGATACATTTCAAGATTATATAAAATGGGCAGATGAGGAACCAATACATAATGTATCAGATATTTGTCGTAAGTGCGTTTATTATGGTAAGTGTTTAACTGAACATTACAGATATGTGACCGACTTAACACATTCATGTAATGGGTACAAAGGACTATTAGATTGGTATGATGAAAGACTGGAAAATAAAACAAGAATTATATCATAGATTAAATAGAACACATGATGACGACCTCAAAGAAGTAAAGGTTGAGATTGATGATGATATTGTTGGTAATGCTATAAGATATTTTAGAGAGAGTGATATAGGCTGGATATATCCGGCAAAAAGTTATGCAGTAGGTATAATGTATGCGTACTGGTTGTCAAAAGATTATGATGAAGATATGTATGACTTATTAAATGACAAAGATTTGTTGTACGGAAACGACCCTCATTTTAAACCATACCATGAGGATAAAGAGACATACGATAAGATAATACAGAGTGTGTGTCCGTTTGATGAAAATAAAGGTATGGTTTCCGATATTAAATATTGGTACAAACAAGAATTTCTGTTATAAATATACATAAGGAGATAAAATTATGACTATAAAAATTGATGGTAAAGAATATGATGAGACTAAATTTAGTCCTGAATTGCAAAATTACATTATGTGTCGTCAAGAAATACAAGTTAATTTAACTAGATTGAATATGGAAATCGAAAAAATTAATGTCTTGACTACATATTATAATGGTAAAATCAATGATATGCTTAAAGAAGAGGCAAAATAAATGGCTGCTATAGCTAACCTAACAATAGACCAAGGCGCAACATTCAGTTCGGATGTGACCGTCAAAGACGCAAACGGAAATAGATTTAATCTTACAGGATATTCAGCAACTGCTAAGTTAGCTAAAGGATATGCTAGTACGAAGACTAGAGTTTCAATGACAACTGCTATTGATACTGACCCCACAACTGGTGTGGTTACACTATCACTAAACGCAACTCAAACAGCAGCTTTAGACGCAACACGATATGTCTATGATTTAGAAATTTCCAGCGCAGGTGGCGAGGTTACTAGAGTAATTGAGGGATTAATTCAAGTAAGACCACAAGTCTCTATATAAGCAAATCTAAACCTTTATAAATATAAGAGTTAAACAAGAGAGAGAGTTATGGTAGACGCAACCATTGGAAAAAAACAAAATATTACTGCTGATATTAATGTAAATACTACCAGCGGTCCCAAGAAAGTAGCGGTTACTTTGCCTGCCAGTTCTGGTGGCGCTTCAAACTCATCTTTAAGACTAGCATTACTAGGTGATGTTGATACAACTAATTTGGATGATGGTGCAATGCTTCAGTATAGGGCTTCAGACGCAAAGTTCGTTGCTCGTACAGAAATAATAACAACCACAGGTACAATCCTGTTTAATTGCGGAAGTTTTTAACATATGGCAACAGTAATTCAGATAAAAAGAAGTTCGGGTACATCTACACCGGCTACACTAAAACTAGGTGAACAGGCCTATACATTTGGTGCAGGACTACAAGGTAATAACGGCGATAGATTATTCGTTGGTACTGGTACAGTCGATAGTAATGGTGACGCAACAAGTATAGATACAATTGGCGGTAAATATTTTACTGCTATGTTGGACCATGTGACTGGTACACTAACAGCCAGTTCAGCAGTATTAGTTGATGTCAACAAAAGTATTGATGAATTAAATGTTGGTAATCATGCTTCTGCCGGTGGTCAAATAAAATTTAATGAGGGTACAAATAATGGTACATCATTTATTTCCCTTAAAGCCCCCAATGATGTCACAACATCTACAACATTTACATTACCAAACGGAGACGGTACAGCAGGACAATTCCTTAAAACGGATGGTTCTGGTAATATGTCTTTTGGTACTGTTAATCAGTTTATCACATTAGATGGTGATACAGGTACAGACACATACAATACTGCTGAAACACTAACATTCGCTGGTGGCGCAGGTATGGATACAGTTGTTACCGACAACAATATAGAAATTCAAGCGAATACATTAACAAACGCAAACTTGTCAGGTAGTGCAGCTATTTCAAATGCTAACTTGGCAAATCCTACAACTACTTTAGGTACATCTACTTTAACACTAGGTCAAAGTACACTATCTATTGACGGTTTACAATCATTAATAGTTGATGATATTACAATTGACGGTCAAACAATGTCAACAACTGCTGGTAATAAAGATATTAATTTATCGCCACATGGAGTAGGTACAGTAATTGTTCCTACAGGTTACGAAGATAGAAGTGGTTTCGTAGATGAATCCTTGGCAAACAAAGCATATGTTGACCAAGTTGCTCAAGGTCTTGACGCTAAACCATCTGTTAAAGTTGCTTCAACGGCAAATATACTGGCAACATATTCAAACGGTACAGCAGGTGTAGGTGCAACATTAACATCAACATCAAATGGTGCGATATCAATTGATGGTGTTTCGCCAATAGTTAATGATAGAATATTAATTAAAGACCAAACAACAGCTACTCAAAACGGTATCTATATTGTTTCTACTATTGGTGATGGTTCAACTGCCTTTGTATTAACAAGAGCAACTCCGGAAGACCAACCTGCCGAATTATCTGGCGGTTCATTTGTCTTCGTAGAAGAAGGTACAATTGGTGGAGATAACGGTTATGTATTTACTCACACAGGTTTACCAACATTCGGAACAACTACTTTAGATGTATCACAATTTTCAGGTGCTGGGCAAGTTGTAGCTGGTGACGCATTATCTAAATCAGGAAACAGATTAGATGTTGAAGTAGATAATAGTTCAATGGAAGTAAATGCTGACCAATTAAGAGTTAAAGCATTAGGTATTACTAACTCAATGTTAGCAGGTAGTATTGATGGTGCAAAGATAGAAAACTTTACCTTTAGTGATGAAACTTCATCTTTAGGTTCGGTTCAAATAGGAAACGCCATGGAGTTTTTAGCAGGCGAAGGTATTAATACAATTGCAAGTGGTAACACTTTACAGATTGAGGGTGAATTAGCAAGTACATCAAATATTGGTGTTGCTAGCTTCTTTACTGATAATTTTAGTGTAGGTGCCACAACTTCAGGTCAAGTGAAAATAACTAAAATAGATGGAGGAACATATTAATGTGGAGTAAAATTAAAAAGTTTTTTAATAGACCTTTGGTTCTTACAAAGAAAATGGAAGTAAAAAAACCAGAAATTGTAATCAAAGATTTACAAAAGAAAACTAAAAAAGAATTAGAAAGTATCGGCAGAAAAGTCGGTATAGAATTAGATAGAAGATTAACAAAAGCAAAATTAATTTCGCAAATTAAAAAAGCACATAGGAAGTAATAATGAGTGTAAGAATTTTACCAAAAAGAAGTGAAACTACATTATCAATACCATCAACTTCGACATTAGAAGTTGGCGAAATTGCAATGAACATCACAGATGGTAAATTTTTTACTAAATCTAGTGCAGGTGTTGTTAAAGAAATGGGTGGTGCTGGTGCGATTGGTCTACAAGATGTAACCAATACAAACGGTACAACTACAAACAATATCACACTTAACGGTTCTGATTTGATATTCGAAGGATTCCTAGAGAATTCTTTTGAAACATTTTTAAGAGTTGAAGAACCAACAGCTGATAGAATTATCAAACTTCCTAACCAATCAGGTACATTAGCAACGGTTGGTGACGCTTTAGCATATGCGATAGTATTCGGGTCTTAATAAATGGCGAGTGTATTTAAAAATTTTGGTCAAGCAATTGACACAACAGACGGTAGTACAAATGACATATATACTGCTGGTACTGGTGTACAGGCAGTTGTCCATGCTCTTTTTATATCAAATAAGAGTGAAACTACAACAGCGGCTGTCAATGTCAAGTGTACAACTGACGGTGGTTCTAACTTTTTTCACATTGCTAGAGCTATTTCAGTACCACCAAGAAACACAATTACGATTGACAAACCCATTAATATGGAACAAAATGATAAGTTAAGAGTATATACAGAATTTAATCAAGATAGCACCTTCCCCGATTGTGAGGTTTTTGCAAGTATTTTGGAAGTTAGTTAAAATGTGTTATAAATATATAAATAAATAGGAATTAAAGATGGCATTATTATCAACAGGACACAATCCCTCAACAACCTTTTCAGAGAAGAAGGCTGTTCATGGATTAACAAGAGAAGATGATGGTCTCTTGAAATATACGAGAGTATATTTAAGTAGTGATGAGAGTTTTCAAGTATCAGATGGTTCAGGTTTCGCTTATGGCGGACTAGAAGATGTTGCTTTAAACTTAACAAATGATGGTACTGCTGTCAACACAACAGTAAAGAATACTGCCGAAGCAGGCCTTGAAAGTTGGCAAAACGACAAAACAACAAGACAATACGAGCAAATTAGAATGGACGATAATCAATTATCATACTATATGAATGAAGATGGATTCCTAGTTGCTCGATACAATGCAGATTATCCGTATGCAAATTCTAACGGTGCTGTAAGGAACTGGAAAGCGTAAACATGGCAGATTTTATTCTAGGTAGACTTAAATTTAAATGGCAAGGCAATTGGGCTTCGAGCCGTGCATATGTCGTAGATGACATTGTAAAATACGGTGCGAACACATATGTTTGTGTAGTCAATCACACTTCAGGTGGTAATGACCCAGCCTTTTATGCAGACTTATCGGCAACTAAATGGAATCTTCATACAGAGGGTTTAAGATTTTTAGCGGCTGAATTTACTGCTTCAACTTTTTATAAATTAAATGATGTTGTAAAATTTGGTGCTCAACAATACAGAGTTACCACACAACACGAATCCGACGGTACAGGTATTTTAGATACTGCTAACTTTGCAGTTTACAACGAAGGATTACAATTCGAGAATTCATGGGACGCTTCAACATACTACCAAGATGGTGATGTTGTCACATACGGTGGTTATTCATATACTGCCTTACAAAATCATTCAGGTCAAACACCATCAGGACTTGCCCCTTATTGGGATGTCCTAACAACTGGTTTTAATGCAACAGGCGATTACAATGCCGCTACAGCATACAAAACTGGTGACACAATGCAATTTGGTGGTTGGTCATATGTTTGTGTTTCAGATACAACAGCAGCTCAAACTCCTTCATCTCATTCATCTAAATGGGAAGTAATTAACGAAGGATTTAGATGGAACGGAAACTATGCAGGTTCAACAACTTACCAAAAAGGTGATGTAGTTGAGTTTTCAACATCTTCATATGTAGCAATTGCTTATGATGTTTTAAATATTGACCCGACTGCTGACGCAACTAAATGGAATTTAATGTCACAAGGTGACAGTAATAATGTTCTTACCCAAAGAGGTGACATTATGGTCAAAGGTGCTTCTCAAAACCAGAGATTGCACATTGGTCCAAAAGGTTCAGTTTTAACAACAGACGGTGTTGATGTTAAATGGGGAACAAGTGAAGACGCAACAGTTAAATATGTTGCAAATAACGGTAACGATACTAACGAGGGTACAAAAGCATTTCCTTTCAAAACAATTGCTAAGGCATTATCAGTTGTAAATAGCAAAGATGTTGTTGACATTGATACTCAAGCAGGTGGTACAGGCGGAACACCAGGTGTTTATAATGCAATTATAGGTACTTCAAGTGGTTCAGGAACAAATGTTGAAGCAAGAGTGACAATTGATGGTTCATCAACTCCTCTAATAGAAATTACAGACGGCGGTTTTAATCATTCAGTCGGCGACACAATTACAATTACAAGTGCTCAAATAGGTGGTAATACCGATATTACTTTTAATGTTAAATCAGTAAATGTTGGTGATATTATTTTTGTTAAGAATGGTGTTTACAGAGAACAATTACCATTAAGAGTTCCACCAAACATTACAGTAAAAGGCGAAAGTTTAAGAGGTACACAAATAAGACCTGCTTCAGGCAACGGTACTCAAATTGCTACAATTAATAACATTGCTGGTGGTACAGGCGGTACTCCAGGTTCATATCACTTTAAACACACAACTTCAAGTGCTTCAGGAACAGGTGCTTGTTTTTCAGTAATAAAAGATGGTTCATCTACACCAACAGTTGTTGTATATCATGGCGGTCATTCTTATACTGTCGGCGAAACAATAACAGTTGCAGCTTCTGAATTAGGTGGCGGTGTTGATTTAACTGCTGATGTTGCTTCAGTTGAATTGAACAATGCTTCAAAATTCTGGTTAATGAACAACAATACAAATTTAGAAACAATGTCAATGCAAGGTTTGACAGGTACTCCAGCAAACTCTGGTGGTACAGGTAAAGCGGCAGTAGTATCTTTAGACCCTACTGGTAATATTTCAACTGCTTCACCTTATTGTCAAAACTGTACATCAATAAACACAGGTGCTACAGGTATTGAGATTGATGGTGCATTACATAGATACGCAAATTCAGGTTCAAACATATCAATTTTAGGAAACGATTTTACTCAAATCAATACAGATGGTCGAGGTGTTCATGCATTGAATAACGGCCGTGGTGAGATGGTTTCTATCTTCACATATTATTGTGATAAATCATTCTATGCTACAGGCGGTGGTTTCATAAGAGGACTAAACTGTTCATCTGCTTATGGTGAAGAGGGTGCTGTTGCAGAGGGAGAATATTACGAAGAAGTACCAGTAGAATTCCAAACAAGAGGTAGAATGTTAGAATTTAATTCTACAACTTTCGTTGGTGGTACAAATGATGAGAACAACCTTGTAATAGGTCAAACATTAGTTGGTAATACATCTGGTGCAACTGCCACAATTTATTACTTACAGACATCTGCTAAGTATGTTTATATTGAAAGTATTACAGGCGCATTTACAAAAGGTGAAACTATCACGGCAACAAAAGCAGATAGTTCAACTTATACATTTAACTTAACAACTAACTTTGGTGTACCAAATCCTTCAACACAAGGTGATAGTGGTATACAAGGTTTCTTAATACCAATCAAATCAACTGACGGTACATTAGGTTCAACAGGAGTAATTAAACTTGCTTCTAACTTCTTTACTGGATTTACAGGTGGTGATGGCGATACTCAATATTACAGAATTACGCAAGTATCGGAAGAAGATACATCTGCTCAAACAGCGATTATTAAAATTAATCCTGGAATTACATCTGTTCTTGCAAAAGATGATGGTACAACAGTTAAAAATACAAACAGATTTTCAAATGTACGATTAACAGGACATGACTTCCTAGATATCGGTACAGGTTCATTTACAGATACAAATTATCCTAATTCAGTTGGTGTCACACAACCTGCTGACCAAGATGATGAAGTATATGAAAGAACAGGCGGTAGAGTTTACTTTACATCTACTGACCAAAAAGGTGACTTTAGAGTTGGTAATCTTTTCAAAATTCAACAGGCAACAGGTATTGCGACATTGAACGCAGACGCCTTTGACCTTTCTGGTTTGACAGAATTACAACTAGGTTCTATTGGTGCTTCACTTGGTGCAACAATTAATGAATTCTCAACAGACGAAACTATGGCTGGAGATAGTACAACTTCCGTGCCAGTTGAGAGAGCAATAGTAGGTTATACACAAAGACAAAAAATGGGTGTTGGTCATTTAACAGTACCTATTGGTAGTACAGGACAAAGACCATCAAACGCAGGTACAAACTTATTCGCTGGTGGTATCAGATTTAATACAGATAAAAATACATGGGAAGGATACAATAATACTGCTCAATGGACAGGATTAAGTGGATTCTTACCTTGGTCAACAATAGTTGGTGACGGTTCTACCGTGACAACATTAAGTGTTGGTTCAAGAGCCTTTGTAAATACATCTTCAGCAAAAGCAATTATAAAATTACCTGCTTCACCACAAATTGGTGATACAGTTAGAATAGTTGACTTAGCCGATTTCTTTGCAACAAACAATTGTGATGTTCAAGGTAACTCCGAAAAAATTATGGGATTAAGTGCGACATTTGTTATCTCAACAGACAATGCCGGCGTAGCATTAGTTTACACAGGCACAACATATGGTTGGAAACTTGAAACGAATGTATAATAATTCTTATAAATATAAGCAACAAACGAGGAGTAATTAATGTCAGACTTACGAGACTTTACAGGAAAAGCCGAGATTTACGGTTTCTTAAAGACAGACGCTGATGGTGATGGTGTTAATGACACTCTACAAGTAATAACTACTGCTGGAGGTGCTAACAACATTACAACAGCACAACTAAATAGTTTTAACGAAGTAATATATGCTTCAACTGGATTTGTATTTTCAATAGACGCAAGTACAGGTCACTTAATAGCAACGATAGATAATTAGACATGGCACAAATAGACTTAGGTAAATTAAAATTAAAAAATCAAGGCACATGGGTTTCAGGCACAACCTATGAAGTAGATGACTTTGTAGTTTACACCGATTCCGGTGTGACTTCTACATTTATTTACATAAATGCTTCGGCAGCTGCAGGTGAAGTTCCTTCAAGTGGCGGTACAGTAAATAGTTCACATTGGCAAATAATGGCCAAAGGTACAGACGCTGTAGGTATGTCTTTTGGTACAACTGAAACAGCAGATTTTACTGCTTCTGGTGCAACAGGATATTTTATAGATACAACAGCTGGTGTTATTTCAATGACATTACCTGCTTCTCCTTCAAAAGGTGACCAAATACAGATTATTGACAAAATGAAAACTTTTCATACTAATCATTTAAAATTACTTGCAAACGGAAATTATATTCAAGGAGAACCTGATGACTGGTCTTTTGTAAAAAAAGGAACAAATGTTATGCTTACTTATGGTGACGCAAACATGGGTTGGCAGTTTTCAAGTTTTTCACATGATGACCAAGGTAGTATGAATAACGCTGTAAGTTCAGACATAGGTTCTAAAAGATATATTAGAGGAACAAGTGACGCTGAAGAAGTTTACCTAGACGGCGACTATATGGTTCACAAATTTTTATCTTCAGGTACTTTTACAGTACATGAAGTCGGAACGGATTCAGTACACGGTGCTGTTGTCAGATACATGATTGTAGGTGGCGGCGGTTCAGGTGGTACTCACCACTCTGGTGGTGGAGGCGCTGGTGCTTTTAGAGACACAGGCGCATACAATCATACCGTATCTGCTCAAGCATACACAATTACAGTTGGTGCTGGTGGTTCATTGAGAACAAGTGGCGGACATGGTAACAACGGTAGTAGTTCAACATTTGACAGTATAACCTCAGCAGGTGGCGGAGGCGGTGGCTCTTATAATAATAGAGGAAGAGATGGTGGTTCCGGCGGTGGTGCTGGTCACTCTCATACTCATGGCGGTGCTACAGGTCAAGGTTCAGGAACAAGAGGCGGAGACCACAGCTCACACACAATGGGTGGTGGCGGAGGTTCTACACATAGAGGCGGTGACGCTTATGGCGGAGGACACCAAGGTGGCTCAGGCGGTTCTGGAAATAGTTCAGATATTACAGGAAAACAATCACACTTTTCAGGTGGCGGTGGTGCTGGAACACATCAACACGGTGGTGGCGGAGGCGGAGGTCTCGGCGGCGGCGGTGAAGGACAAGGTGGTTCTGCTAGAGATAATTCAGGCGGCGGCGGAGGTGGAACAGACGGTTCATCAGGTCAAGCTAATTATGGTGGCGCTGGCGGTTCAGGTATCGTTGTAATAAGATATAAGGTAAGATAATATGCATGTAGGAAAAATAGATAGTAATAATTTAGTTGTAGAAACTTTAATTATAAAACTTGAAAAAATAATTTCAAATAACGGAACAGTTACCGAAGCTTCTTGTCAAGCTTGGTGTGCTCCAAGATTTGGTGCAGATTTCACTTATATTCCTGAAAGTATTTCAAATAATTTACCAAATATTGGAATGACATTTGATAGAGCAAAGATGGCATTTCACGAAGGATTACCTTTAGATATTGAAGGTAATGAATGTACTTCATGGGTATGGAATACTGAACATTTTAAATTTCATGCTCCACATATTCACGGTAGTGCAGCTGGCAAAAAACAAATTTTATGGAGAGAAAGTAATTCAAGATGGTATTGTAGAGAAAAAGGTGAAACAGACGGAAACTATTTCACTTGGAACACAACATCATCAACATGGGAAGATACTGGCTCAGCAACATTATAGAAAGATAAATAGGATAACAAATGGCTACGATAGATTTAGGTAAATTAAAAATGACAAACAGAGGCACTTGGTCCTCTGGTACTGCTTATGTTGTTGATGATATCGTTCAATATACGGACGGTGGAACACTATCAACATATCTTGCTGTCGCAGGTTCGACAGGTCAAGCACCTTCTTCAGGTGGTACCGAAAATGCTTCTTTCTGGAAATTCATGGCAAAAGGTACAGACCAAATTGCCATATCTTACAATGCTGTATCAACAACAGACTTTACAGTTTCATCTTCAAATGCATATTTTGTAGATACATCAGCTGGTGCAATAACGGTAACTTTACCGGCTTCGCCTAGTGATGGTTCATTTTTCAAATTATCGGATTATAAAAGAACATTTCAAACTAACAATGTACTCTTAGCTGCTAACGGAAATAATATCGAAGGAGAACCAGACGATTTTATTTTATCAGGCAGAGGTACTGCTATAGAAATGGCATACAATGGTACAGGTGGTAGAGGTTGGAAGTTTATGTCTTACACAACCGAAGGCCAATCTTCAAGAGTAAATCATGCCAATCAAGGTATGGGTTCAAAAAGATGGATTCATGCTTCTTCGGATGCTGATGAAGTTTACATGGATGGTAATGATATGGTTCACAGATTTTTAACTTCAGGAACATTTACTGTTGCTTCAGTAGGTACTGATTCCTTATACGGCGATAAGATAGAATACTTAATCGTTGGTGGAGGAGGCGGCGGTGGTTCTCACCACGGTTCAGGAGGTGGTGCTGGTGGTTATCGTGCTAACTCGGCATACGATTTTACAGTCACAGCACAAGCATATTCAATTACAATTGGCGCTGGTGGTTCTCATCAAACTGGAAATGGTTATGGTAATAACGGTTCTGCTTCAACGGCATTTGGAATGACAAGTGACGGTGGCGGAGGCGGAGGCGGTAATCCTAACTCTGGTCGTTCAGGCGGTTCAGGTGGCGGTGGCGCTCACTCTGGTGGCCATGGTAACGCAACTGGAAATGGAACAGGTCACAGAGGCGGCTCAAACGGTCATCACACAGGTGGTGGCGGAGGCGGTGCTGGAGAACCTGGCGCAGACCATTATGGTAATCACATGGCAGGTCATGGCGGTAGAGGAGTAGAAAATGATATCGAAGGCCGAGGAAAATCTTATGACAATCACTACGCAGGTGGCGGCGGCGCAGCCGGTCACAATCATACTTCTTGCCCAGCAGGAGGTGTAGGAGGCGGCGGCCAAGGTGGTTCAGGATACGGAATTGACGGCACAGGTGGTGGCGGCGGAGGAACAGACGGTTCTTCAGGTGGTCATAGACGAGGCGGTCAAGGTGGAGACGGTATTGTAGTAATCAGATATAGGGCGAAAGAATAATATGTCAAACACAGGTAAATATATAGCAAAAATAAATGCTGATAATATTGTTGAACAAGTTATTGTAGTCAATTCAAGAATTATTAGAAACGCAGATGGCACAATCAATCAATCTAAAGTAGATGAAGTAGGTACTGAATTTTTAGGTGCCGGAACATTTGTAGGTTGGGTAGCAGATGGAACATTAATGAATAAACCAAACGCAGGTGATGTTTACGATAACACTTTAAAAAAGTTTCATAGTCCAAGACCTAATGATAAAAATGGACAACCTTGTACAAGTTGGACTATAAATAGTGATACAATGGAGTGGCAATCTCCTCATAATTGTAGTAAAGAAGGTAGAATGAAAATTGATTGGGACGAGGCTGAACAAAAATGGTATTCACTCCCAGCAGGTGGTACAGATATGACGGAATCAGTTTGGAATGCAAGCACTAATGCTTGGGAAACAGTTTAAGGAATAAAAAATGGCGATAATAGATATAGGTAAATTAAAAGTCACAAACCAAGGTGTTTGGAGTTCAGGCACAGCTTATGAGGCAGATGACTTCGTACAATATAATTTTGGTGGAGTTGTATCAACTTATATCGCAGTAGCAAATAGTACAGGTGAAACACCAGAAGGTGGTGCTGGAGTAAATACAAGTTTCTGGCAATTAATGGCAAAAGGTACGGATGCAATTGCAATGTCATTTAATGTTGCACAGACAACTAACTTTACTGCTGTTGCAAAAAGTGGTTATATGGTAGACACAACAAGTGGTGTTATTACAATGACTATGCCGGCAAGTCCAGCAAGAGGTGACCTAGTAGAGGTTACTGATTACAGAGGAACATTCTCAATTAATCCTTTAACTATCAATAGAAATGGTAGTAAAATTATGGGTCATGCAGATGATTGGTGCATAGCAGCTAAAGGCGCTACGGTATTATTTCAATTTGATGATGGTGCTTCAGGTGATGAAGGTTGGAGAATTACAAAATTTAATTCCGATTACGATAATGAATACGGAGGTCAACAAATGCGTGGACCTGGTGTTAAAAGTGTCGGTACAAAAAAATATTTAATTGCAACAAGTGACGCTGAACAAGTTTATATGGATGGTGAAGATGTTGTACATAAATTCGAAACAAGTGGTAACTTTAAAGTTCACTCATTAGGTACAGACGCAACTCTCGGCGATAAAGTAGAATATTTAATCGTTGGCGGTGGCGGAGGCGGTGGTACACACCACGCTGCTGGTGGTGGCGCAGGTGGTTATAGAGCTAATAGTACACAAGACCATGTAGTCACATCACAAAATTATACAGTCACAGTTGGTACAGGTGCATCCGAAAAAACAAGTAATGGATATGGTAACAACGGTGGTAATTCAGAATTCGATACTTTAGTTTCTGCTGGAGGCGGAGGCGGCGGTGGTACAAATGGTGCAGGTCGTTCAGGCGGTTCAGGCGGAGGTGCGGCTCACTCACATACTCACGGTAATGCAAATGGCCAAGGAACAGGTCACAGAGGCGGAGACCATACTCAACACACTCACGGCGGAGGCGGTGGTGCTCATAGAAGAGGTGCAGACCATTATGGTTCACACCAGGGTGGCCATGGCGGAAGAGGTGAAGTAAACGATATTACAGGTTCAGAAACATGGTACGCCGGTGGCGGAGGTGCTTCAGGACATAATCATACATCAGCAGGCGCTGGCGGTGACCCGTCTGGTGGAATAGGTTCTGGTGGATACGGTGCAAGAAATACCGGAGGCGGTGGCGGAGGTACAGACGGTACTTCAGGTCCACAGCAATTCGGTGGTCAAGGCGGTTCAGGTATTGTTGTAATCAGATATAAAGGCAGAGAGAATTAAAATGATAGAAGTAGCTAAATTAGATAGTAATAATAAAATTGTTAATACTTTTGCAATTCACAAAGCATATAGTAAAGACGCTACAGGTACAATTAGCCAATCAAAGATTAAAGAATATTGTGTTGCAACTTTTGGTGGTACAGCAGATGAATACTTAGGAAACTTACCTAATATTGGCGGTACGGCAAACAAAGACGATTTCTATGACGCAGATAAAAACTGTTTTCATGGAGGAAGACCTATCGATATGGCAGGTTCTCCATGTTCTTCATGGACATTAAATGCAGCTACAGGTCAATGGGAACCACCTCACAACTATGTAAGACAATTAGATGATGGTGCTGATTTTAATTATGAAACTGTTGCAGGTGTACAATACGGAATTTTTACTTGGAGAGAAGAAACAAACTCTTGGTATGCAAAAAAACATTCTGAATATAAAGATGGCAATACATCAGCCGCATTTTACAAGTTCGACAATACAGATAAGACTTGGAAATCACATACTGATTTCTAAAACCAACTCCTAGGAGTTGACTAAATAATGGTATAATGATGAAAAACTTTAATGATGGTTTTATTGATGTAATAGATAATTTTCTTCCAAAATATACATTTCAAAGAATACAAGAATTAGTTTTATCTACTGATTTTTTTTGGCATTGGACAGAAAACGATTACAACGAAGCAGACCCCACTCTAAAAAATATAAAAGAACAAGACATTGGTACATACATGATGTCACATGTTTTATATATTCCTCACAAAGAAACAAGTCCATTATATAAATCATTCCTTCCTATCACGGATAGTGTGAGGGAACATGGGTATTCTACTATTAGACCATTAAAATTTAAACTAAATATGTACACCAATCAAGGTAAACATAATCATCTAGCTAAACACAAAGATTTTTATGAAGTAGATAAATCGGAGAAGTTTATTACAGGTGTTTTAGGTTTAACAAATGATAATGGCGCTACTGTAATTGGTGATAAAGAATTTAAAACAAAAGAAAATACTATGGTTCTTTTTGATGGTAATTTGTTGCATGGTGGATATACACAAACAGATACCAAAAGAAGAGTTATATTAAATGTAAACTATGAGGTTAGAAAATGGGTAAATTAAACGATATCAAAATCATTGGTGGTGGTTCTGCTGGTTGGATGACAGCAACAACACTAATAAGAAAATTGCCGAAAGGCCATAAAATAACATTAATCGAAAGTCCTAATATCGCAACCGTAGGTGTTGGAGAAAGTACAATTGGCGGAATATCTAATTGGTTAGCTTCAGTTAAGCTTCATTCAAAATTAAACGAGTTTGTAAAACTTACAGACGGTACTATTAAATTGAGTATTCGTTTCGAAGACTTTTACAAAAAAGGTGACGGCGGGTTTCATTACCCATTTGGCCTGCCGGTTACCCTAGGTAATAGTTTTGGTACAAATGATTGGTATGTTAAAAAGATGAAATATCCAGAAACACATCCTTCAGATTTTGCAACACAGATGTATGGTCAAATGGCCATGGTCAATGCAAACACATTAACAAACAAAGAAACAAATATACCTTTTAATTGGGCAGGCGACAAAGCATTACACTTTGACGCAACTAAATTTGGATTATATTTAAAAGATACTGTATGTATTCCTGAAGGAGTACAACATGTCAAAGCAAATGTTCAAGATGTAATTACAAAAGACGGTGCAGTTGATAAAGTTATATTAGATAATGGCGAAGAAGTCACGGCAGATTTGTTTATTGATTGTACAGGTTTCAAATCGTTATTATTAGGCAAAGCATTAAATGAAGAATTCATAGATTATTCTCCTATCTTACCAAACAATTCAGCATGGGCGACAAGATTACCTTATAAAAATAGAAAAAAAGAAATGAATTTATATACAGATTGTTTAGCTATGAATAATGGTTGGGTATGGAAAATACCTTTATGGACTAGGTGGGGAAGTGGTTATGTATATTCAAACAAATACATTTCAGACGAAGACGCATTACAAGAGTTTAAAGACTTTATTAAAAAGAAAGATTATACTAGTGCTAATGTAGATGAATTAGAATTTAAAAATATTAAGATGAGAGTTGGCCGTCATAAAAGATTGTGGGTCAAAAATGTATGTGCTATTGGATTAGCAGGTGGGTTTATAGAACCATTAGAAAGTAATGGTTTATATTCAGTACATGAATTTTTAAATGAATTGGTAAAAGCAATCGGTGGCGATAGAGCAGGTCACTATACAGCATATGATAGAAACGAATTTAATAATAGTGTGACCTCAAAGTTTGACGGTTTTGCAGCCTTTGTTGCTATGCATTATTCATTATCACATAGAGATGATACAGAATATTGGAGAGATGTTAATGAAAGAGATTATGTTGAATTATGGGAAAAAATGGGTCATTCAAAACATAATCCATTTGAGGATTCTTTTAGAAGAAAAAATCTTGAAGGTTCTTGGGGTCTGTATGAAGGATTAAATTGTATTGCTCCAGGAATGAGATGGAATATTTTAAGTGAAGGCCTTGTAAGTTTAACGGATGCCGTAGAAAATCCAGTACAAAATTATAATACTTTTTGGGAAGAGAGTATTAGAAAATTAAATGCAAGAAGTAAGAGTTGGTCAGAGATAGCTAAGAGACTACCAAGCACTTACGAATTTATTAGAGATGAGTTTTTTGATGGTAAAGATGAAATCACACCCGAATAATAAAAATAAAAACTTTATTGCTGGTTGGTATATAGATAAATCTGTTTGTGATGATTTAATAGATTTTTTTGAAGATACTACAACTGAAAAGTGGAAAGGCGGTTTTGGAAAAGACGATATTCCAAATCCACTTATTAAAGATAGTACAGACACCGTTTTTTGGCCTAATACAAATGACAAGAGATGTATGAATTATTATAACGAGTTAGAAAAATGTGTACCTGAATATATAAAATTATATCCTGAAACTAACGAAACTGAAAAATGGTCAATTTGTAGATATGGTACACAAATACAAAAATATAATCCAGGTGGTGCTTATTTCAGAGAACATTTTGAAAGAGCGTTAGGACCAGTTTCAGATAGATTTTTAGTTTACATGACATTTTTAAATGATGTGACAGATGGTGGCGGTACATATTTTAAGTATCAAGATTTAGAAATTAAAGCCGAAAAGGGTTTGACAATAATATGGCCTACTGATTTTACTCATACTCATAAGGGTGTAGTATCAAATACTCAAACAAAATACATTGCAACTGGATGGTATGCATTTGAGGATATGGGAGAATTTAAGAATTATGCATAATATAAAAGAATTAACTATGGAACAGCATAAGAATGCTGAACGACAAGAGTTTGTAAAAACTTTAATGTCAGGTAATATTAATAAACAATTGTACGCAACATATCTTTTTAATCAGTTAAAGTGTTATTCTGTATTAGAAAAATATGCTTTAGCAAACTCTTTGTTTTTAGATTTGCCTGGAATAGAAAGAGCCCCACACTTGCATTATGACTATGAGGCATTATGGACAAACGAATATGAAAAACCACCTGTACAAGAAAGTACAGAAAAGTATGTAAAACACATAGAGACTATCAAAGATGACGCTGAAAAATTATATGCTCATATCTATGTAAGACATATGGGCGATTTATCTGGTGGTCAAATGATTAGAAAGAAAACACCAGGACCTAATAGATACTATAAATTTGCAGGTCTACAACAACAAGAATACAAAACAATAATCAAAGAAAAAGTTGAAGCATACATGAATGTTTATCAAATAAATGTTTTAGCTGAAGCAAGGTTTTGTTTTGAAAGTGCAACACAATTATTTAAAGAGATGAGGAGTTTGGATGCTTTGGGACATTTTAATTAAGAATACTAATACTATGATAGACATGCTCAACGCTTCATGTGAAGAGTATAAAGAACCAGGTATGGAAAGATTTAACAACGAAGAGTTTGGCTGGGTCAATAGAACATGGAAGAATAAAGATATACGAAGAGCACATGTTGATGTAGTTGATGTAAGAGATACTAAAAAATTATGGATGTGTCATGTATGTTTATTTCCAAATACTACAAATGGCGGACCTATATATGGTTTTGATGTAATATGTGGCGCTAGAAAAATCACAGGTGCCTTTCACGATTTCAGTCCATTACTTAAAAAAGAACACCCTTTGACAACATGGTTTGTAGATGATGTAAAACATTATAAACCTAGCAAAGATAGAGAATTGCCTGATTGGGCAAAAGCAATTTTTAGTCCTGGTATGATAGCAGCTGGTAATATACAAGAAGATGAAGAAGCTCAACAAGTATGTGATATATCTTTAGGAACATTAAATCACTATATAAGACATATAGGTGAATACAATGGTGATAGTGATGAAAAAGATGTTATTGAGGCACAAAACTATTACTGTACTCATCAACAAATGAATCCACATACACCAAAAGTTATGGAAAGACTTGGTTTACCAGAGGAAGACATTAAGTTGTTTTGTTCCGATAATCTATTCCCCAAGATAAAATAACTATTATAAATATACCGTAGAGGAACAAAAAGGTATAAGATATGGCAAAACCATCAACAAGACAACAACTAAAGGAATACGCTTTAAGAGCATTAGGACATCCTGTAATAGAGATTAACGCAGATGATGACCAACTTGAAGATAGAATAGACGAAAGTTTACAGTATTTCGCACAATATCATTATGACGCTATTAGACGGACTTATTTAAAGTACCAGTTAACAGAGGCTGAAAAGGCTAGATTAACAGGTAACTCTAGTGAGACTGTGACTGTGGATTCTACAACCACAGAATGGTTAGAACAAAACAATTACTTGAATGTTCCCGAAGGTGTTTTGTCTGTAATTAATATCTTTCCTTTTTCAAACAAAGGTAATCTAAACTTATTTGATGTAAGATACCAATTAAGATTAAATGACCTATACGACTTCTCATCTACAAGTGTAATCAATTATGATGTTGTTATGAGACAACTAGACTTTTTGGACCACATACTAGTAGGAGAAAAACCTTTAAGATTTAATCAAAACGATAACAGACTGTATATTGACATGGATTGGAAAAATGATTTAGCAGTCGGCGAATATCTAGTTATTGAGTGTTATAGAGAATTAGACCCTACAAAACATTCAGATGTTTATAATGACTTATATCTAAAAAGATATGTCACAGCAAAATTCAAAGCACAATGGGGTGCCAACTTATCTAAATTTAATGGTGTTGCCATGTTAGGTGGTGTTTCATTAAATGGTGCAGAAATTTATTCACAAGCATTAGCTGAGATTGAAAAACTAGAAACAGATATTAGAAGTACATACGAATTAAATCCAGCAATGATGATAGGATAATGACATGCCAGTTAATCACTACTTTCAGGCAGGTAAGGGCATTGGTAACCACGCAGAGAAAAGGTTACACGAAGATTTAATCGTTGAAGGCCTAAAGATTTATGGCCAAGATGTTCACTACCTACCTCGTACATTAGTTAATCAAGACCTTATTTTAGGAGAGGACACCTCTTCTCGTTTTGATGATAGCTATGCTATCGAAATGTACTTTGAAACAAATGAAGGTTTTGCTGGCGACCAAGAATTAATCAACAAGTTTGGTTTAGAAATAAGAGACGATACAACCTTAATGGTTGCTAAGAGAAGTTGGGATTATTTAGTTGGTAATAAATCAAATCTAATAGCTGCAGGTAGACCAAATGAGGGTGATGTAATTTATGTACCCTTAATGAATTCGTTTTTTGAAATACTATTTGTAGAAGACCAAGAGCCTTTCTTTCAATTAGGCAACTTACCAGTTTACAAACTTCGTGTCACTCGTTGGGAATATTCAAACGAACAAATCAATACAGGCGTTGAGGGTATTGATAAGGCTGAAGATGAGTATTCATTAAATTACTTTAAACATAAGATGTCATTAGAAGATGGCCAGGCTGCATTAGATGGCGAAGGCTCAATTATGTTAGAACAAGGTTATAACACAGGTAAAAATGCTTTCTTAATGTTAGAAACTTATGTTGGAGAAAGTCCAGAATTTACACAAACACAATCAGCATATGCAGACAATCTAAATTTAAATACAGAAGCGGGTTATACAACTGAAAGTCTTGCAGACGATATCATAGACTTTAGCGAAAGAAACCCATTTGGGGAGATTGATGAATAATGGATAGAGATAGAACAAAACAATTATTAGAACATACTAATAAAATGAATAAACAAAAAAAAGAACTAGAGATGTCTAAAAATTTAAGAAAAGAAGTTGAAATTGGTGCAACAGGCACACAAAGATATAGAATTAAAAACGGACCTAATAAAGGTAAGATACTATAATGTTTGGTAACCATTATTACAATCAAAGTTTTAGAAAGTTGACCGTAGCGTTTGGTCAAATTTTTAATAATATACTTGTACAAACAAAAAACAAAACTGGTGGTGTGACAGGTCGAATGAGAGTACCTTTAGCATATGCACCAAAAGAAAAGTTTATACAAAGATTAGACCAACAATCTGATTTAAATAACAGAGAGTTTGCTGTTGTATTGCCTAGAATGGGATTTGAGATTACAGGTTTGGCATATGATGGTTCAAGAAAACTAACTAGAGTACAGAAAAGAGTTAAGGTTAAAAATGATGAGACTATGAATTTTAATTATCAACCTGTACCTTATGATATTAGTTTTAATTTATATACATTTACAGCAACTGCCGAAAATGGTTTGCAAATTATTGAACAGATATTACCCTACTTTCAACCAGATTATACGGTAACAATTAATGCCGTTCCTGAAATGGATATTAAAACAGATGTACCTATTATTCTAAATGGTGTACAATATGAAGATACTTATGATGGTAGTTTTACAAATAGAAGAGCAGTAATTTATACATTAGGATTTACAGCAAAAACATATCTATATGGTCCTATGAATAACAGTAAGATTATTAGAAAGGTAACAGCTGACGCTTCTGCTGATTTACCAAATGCATTAACACAAGAGAAAATAGTTATTCAACCTAATCCAACAAGTGCAGACGCAGATGACGATTTCGGATTTACAACAACAATAACTTTTTATGAGAACGGTGAACAATAATGAGCAAATTAGAAGATAGCGTAAACGATTTATTAGGTATTGAAAAGAAAAGTGAGGTTGCAATTTCAGACTTTGAACAACCAGCACCAGTACCTAGAACAATAGATGAAAAGAAAGACGATATTGATAATGACTATACAAATAGTAGAGACAACTATTATCATTTAATCGACAAAGGTAATGAAGCCATTGAGGGTATATTAGAAATTGCTAAAGAGGGTCAACATCCTAGAGCATATGAAGTTGCAGGACAATTAATAGGTCAGGTTGCAACAACAGTAGATAAACTACAAGACTTGCAAAAGAAACTAAAAGATTTAAAAGAATTACCAAAATCAGCTAATACACAAATAAAAAATGCTTTATTTGTTGGTTCTACAAATGAATTACAGAAAATGTTAAATAGGAAAGATGATGATGAA